CAAAACGGGTAGGGTAAGGAGATATGCATGTACATATATTGTATCACAAACGCTTGTTCTACCATAGACCTGCGTTCAGTGACTTCTGCAAAGCACACACGGTATCGTGCCCGAAGTAACCATTGCAGCCCCACGGGCCCACACTGTAGCCGTTACACTCTAGATACTCTTGCAACGCTTTGATAGTGTCGCGTCCAAAGTATCCGTCTGCCTCTGCGCCTACTCTGCGTTGAGTAGCGCGGACAAGAGTTGAGTAGCCACCGTTATCGTATGTAACACTGCATAGATTCAAGCAATACTTGCGGTTTCCGCTGTACTGTCCGCTCATAACACCGTCTACCTCTGTGCCTAACGCTTGCTGCCACTTAGAAATGGTGCCGCGCCCACACCAACCATCTACGTCAACATCGCCTGAATCGTAAGACGGTACGCTTTCGGTTTGGTCGCTTGCGCTTGTGTCTTCATCGTAAGGCGGACGAACAACACATGCCACATATTTCCATGAGCGCGTGCGTCTAGCAACGATGCCGCCGTTGCCTTGTGAGCCTGCATTGCCTGTGCTCGTGTTGCCTTCGATGGTCGTGAGATAATCGCCGTTATTTTCTTCAACGATGCCCACATGGTCTAAGCTGCCGTTGCCGTTCCAGTCGTACAGCACAATATCGCCTGCGCGGGCATCGTACTTGTCGCTCAACACGTATCCTGCCGCGCGTGCGCGCTCCCTGATTTGGTCGCAATTGTAGCTTGGTAGTACATCCCAATCAACAGAGCCTGAGAAACACCAGCTCATGAACATCGCACAATATGGAATGCCGTTCGCCGCGCACCACGCCTCGCCGCTCATATTCGCGTACCACCTGCCGTATTTGGTGCCTTCTTCGGGGTCGCTCCAACGAGAATACCCAATCTCACCACGCGCGTAACCTAATACTTTATCGCGGTTACTCATAGCTTTCTTCTTTCTGATAGTCTGCGTCTTTCGGCTCTTGTACTTGATTTGGCAAAAGCTCTTTTAAGTTTTCAGGTACGCTGTCCATTTTTAATCCTCCTTCGGTTTAGAGTAGGTGAGTGCTTGTGTTGAGTCGCTTAAACCCTTGGTGGTCGGGTCTGTGACGACGCCTACAATCGCTAGCACGGTGAACAGTGCATTCACTACGCCTAACAAGTCTTTGTTCAAGTTTGTAAAATCAAGGCTCACATTGAACACTTGCGCGACTGCTTGAATAAGTAGCAAAAAGGCTGGTACAAGTGCCAGCCAAAATGTTTTATTCTTTGCGCGTACTTTCCAGTTAATCATGATTAGCTCCTTTCACATGAGCATGTAATATTTCCTTGTATAGCTGCGTTCCAACACCATTGCCGCCTAGCGCGTGGTACGCCTCATACACTCTTTGTGCTTCCGTCTTTACGGCTTCTGGGCAACCTGCGCCTGTCACAACGTGCTGTGCGTGCAAGTCAACAAGTCGCCCACGTAGCATCGTACGCATGCCCTCTTTGAGTGCGTCCATATCGGTTTTCTGCCGCTTGAGTGCGCCACATATCCACGTACCTATGCCTGTGAGAATAAGTGGTATTCCCCACTGTATAAACGCGCTTATAACTTCTTCCTGCATTATGCTATATACACCTCCCCATCTGTAATCGTGCTTAGTCTTTATTCGGTAATCTATAATCTGAAAGCGTATAAGTAAGCGTGCCTACCGAGTAGTAGTTGCCACTGCCGTTGCCGTAAAACCATATGTACGGACTTTGTTCTTTGCATGATGATACGTACATAGTGGTGGTTGCTCCTGTGTCTTTTGAGCCGTATTTTTGGATAACGTTGCATGCGCAATACAATCCTTCATCAGGAAAATAATTCGCGAACTTCTGCGTAAGTGGTGAATCTTGTACATGTATTTCCCACTTGCCACTGATATTTAATACGCAAACCGATACCGTCACCGTATTGCCGTGCACCTTATAAATAATGCGCGAGCTTGAATCTTGGCTGCTCTGCCAGTACACCTGCCAACCTGTATCGCGTGTAACTTTTAAGTCAAGCGCGGCTAGGCGTGACTTAAGCACCGTAAAGTTACTTGCGGCTTGGCTTGCCTGATTGAGTGCGTCTTGTATGCGCGTATTTACACTGCGCTGTAAGCTCGTAATGCTATTGTTTACGGTTTCGCTTAAATTCTGTACGCGGCTCGTGAGTGTTGTTTTGGTTCTTTGCAACTCATCGCGAACATTACTCACGTCTAGCTGTGACGCTTTCACTGCGTCTAATCGCTTACACTCATCTCGTGCCGTATCTGCGCGGCTTGTAAGCGTCTGTATGCTTGAATTAACGCTTTGAATGCGCTGCTCGTAAATGTCGCGCGCTATATCGTCTACCTGCGCGCGTGTTTGGTATCTGTCTTTGAGCTTTTGCCACAAGTACGGTAGTGCGCTTGCGTTAAGCACGCGCGTACCTGATATTGTGCCGTCTTGTGCTACTTCGTCTATATCTTGTGTTGTGATAGGCTCTACGGTTGCGCCTGACGTGCCAAACAGCTCCCATTCACCGTCTAGCCATATCCACTCAATATACTCATTGTCGGTTACACCGTGACGGTTTTTAACAAGGTAAATAACGCCTGCTGTGCCTGTAATGGTCGGTATGCCGTCTTGGTTGGTGTCGCTTGCTTCTATGATTTTGAATTTAACGTTTTGCCCTGCGTCAATCATTTGCTCAAAACGCGTTTTGCGTGACTGTTCCGCGCTTACACGTTCGCCTTCCTGCGCGAGGCGCGCGTTTTCGTTTTGCTTACGTTCGCTTTCCGCTTGAGTTCTCGAGTTTTCCTCGGATACTCGCGCTTGTTCTGCGCTTACGCGCTCGCTTTCCGCGTTTATGAGCGCGCTGTCGCGTTGCGTGCGCTCGATTTCCTTAGACGCTCTCTCGCTTTCTGCGTGAGCGCGTGCGTCCTCTGCGCTGATACGGCTCGTTTCTGCTTGCTTGCGTGCGTCTTCTGCTTGTCTGCGCTCCGCCTCTTTTGCGTCGCGGTTTTCCTCTGCGCCACGTCTGCCTGATTCCATTTGCTCTGCGGTTGATTCAAACGCCGCCCACTTTTCGGCTATGTGGTTTACGCTGCTATCAAAGTACGCATCACTTTCTGCGGTCTCGCTTGCCGCGCCCTCGATATGCAAAGAGAATGATTCGGTTGTTTCAACTTCTTTGCCTTTGACAAAGGCAAAGTACGCAAAACGTGCAACGCCTGCGCTGGCTATTGCTTTACTTGGCAAGTCGCAAGTCACCGTATATCCTGTGACAGTCGCGTCTATACGCGCCCACGTACCGTTTTCGCGTACGATGTCTAGGCGTGCGGAGTCGCAATCTAAATTTATAAATTGTCCGCGCTGTCTGATTTTTGCAACTATCCGCTGTGAGTCGTTATCATTTGCGCGTACCACAATAGGTACGTGTATGCGCTCGATACTTTTATGTAATTCTAGCTCGATTATGTGCTCTACCATAATTCGCTCCTATCGCCGTTGCTATTGTGCCATGGTTGATACTGAATATATGAGCCCGTTGTATACGCCTAAAGTACATGTACTCCCACCTAAGCTAAAATTAACGTTTCCTGTGTACATTTTTGAGTATGTGCTTCGGTGGTTGCCGTTTATTGGCATGTATATTGATGGTGTTGCAAGTAGTAATGTTTCATTTGTCACAATTTGTAGCCCATGTAATACGCCGTCTGAACTGCCGCTATTTGCAATACCTGCGTTAAAGTTGATAAAACCGTTAGAGTCGTTTTCTTCGTCATTACCCTTAAAACCACGTATAACGCCATCTTGTATATTGATATGAGAACTGCTGTTTGGAATATATGAGCGTATAAGCCCTTCCACTTCTGCATTAGTTGCGTGCATGCCTTTTGTCTTAAGCTCGCCTGTTGTTAGATTCCATGAATTCTCGCCTTGTCTATCTTCGATCACACCTGCGCGGATTAAGTTCGCGTCAAGCGTGCCTGATGTGATGGTGTCTGCGGCAAGTCCTTCACCTGTACCAAATGTGCGCCAGTTCCAACTGCCGTCGGGGTTTCGATTTTTCGCAATTCTAAAGCCTAATGAACTGATATTTATCGCCCATCCGCCTTCTTTAAGCGGCGTGCCGCTTGCGTCCATAGGTACACTTGACCACGTGCTCCCTGTTGCAAAGTCTATGTGGTAGTAGCTTGCGCCATTCGCGTTGAATTTGCGGTTTAGGTTATCAATCAAGCGTTTTAAGTGGTCGTCATTTGACGGTGAAAAGGTATCTAAATTATCTACTTTTGTGTCTAATTGCTGTAGTTGCTTTTGTTGGTAGGTGTATATGTCGGTAAGTGTTAGCGCGATGTTCCCTAGCGTTACATTTGCGGTTTTGTCTATATAGTTACGTACAATTTTTGTGACGCGCCCGCGGCATCTAAGTGTCGGTGAAAAGCACGTGTCCACGATGTCCACGCTGTCACCTACGCCCACGCCTTCCCATTCGCGCCCGTAACTTGCAAGGTCTACTACGTCTACGCTATAGCTTACTTGCGGCTTACTGTGCGCGTGTAAGTACTCAAGTGTCGCGCGTTTAAGCTCGGCTGGGTCGCTAATATTTGAGTTTTCGTATACGCCAAAGATATTTCTTCGCGCGGAGTCTTTATCGCTTGAAAGCCCGTATGCCTTGAGCGCGCCCTCGTCTACCACGTAAGACTTGCCGTCATTGACACTAGCAAACGTGAGTTTCTTGCGCTTCGGTGGTTTTTCTGATGACTCATAGTGGACGGGGTCGCCCGCCTTCGTGCGTATTCGCTCTTCTTTTTTCGGCTCTAGCTCTTTTCCGTATCCATAGCACGCGGTTATAACACCTGCGTGCTCGGTACGTTCCACCTTGAGTAAGTCTTTACCGTATGTAAAGCGTCTGTGTCCATCCTGATTCCCGCGTTTGTCAATAAGTGCAAGTTTTCGCTCGCCTACGCCACGCTCGTTTACTTCGATGGTTGTGATGAGCTCTTTTTGTGCCGCGTTCATGCACGCATTTAAGACTTCGCGCGCGCTTTTGTGAGAAAAGTCTGTGTTACTTGGAAACCTCGCGTCCGTGTCCGTGATAGACGCGTTAAAGCGCGTATTTTTCATAACTTCTTGGAACACGTCTTTTACGCTACGGTTGCTTGCGTCGCAATCTTCCACGATGTCACCAAAAAGCTCGCAAATACTGTTAATTGCTACGTCTGAATATATAGGCGTGCCCAACTCACGTGTTACGCGCGGATTCTGGCAAACGTGCTCGTGGTAGTTGCCTTCTTTATCTTTCCACAAGAGCCTATAGCCTTGAGCAAGGGGAAAAAGCGTTGATATGCTTACGCTGTCCTCGCCGTTGAGTTCGTCGGTATGCACAAAGACAAAAAGGTCGCGCTTGCGGATAGTGCCAACGCTTTCACCGTGTCGGTCTAAAATTTCGATTTTCACTACAAAAACCTCTCATCCCACTCGATGGTGTATGCGTCAATGCTCGGTGAGTGGTACAAAATATCGTTATCTTTTATATCGAAAAAATCACTTTCTAAGAAAAGCGGTATATCGTGCGTGTTTGCCTTAAGCATTTCACCACCGTTTGGGTTTGGTGCAACGGTAGATACGCTTACGCGCTCAAGCTCGCAATCAATTGTCACTACTTGATTACTCTTAAAGTCCTCAACAAAACAAATCTTTTTTCCTGTTGTCTTGTTCGCTATTTCCATAGGACAGTAATTCGGCTCGCATGCAATGGTTATTTTCGGCTTTGTCGGATACGTTCCGCCCACGAGCATGATGTCCTCGGTTGTGCCGTCTTTGTGCGTCTGTACGCGCTCCTCATGGTGCCCGCCGTATGCAATCGGGTCGGGTACGAGAAACTCAAGGGTAATATCAGGTGCTTGTGTAAAAGCGCCCACCTCAGCCCCACCAATATACAACGCTTTGTAATAAAGCCCTGTATCGTCAGGTAGCAATAATTTTTTTGGGGTGCAAGACATAAGAGCCTGCGCAATAATTCTTCGCGCTTGGGCTATTTCGTGTGGTTTATAGGCTAAAACCGAAGCATTAACTCTAATAACAAACGGTTCGTAACCATATCCTTGTACATACGAGCCAATAGATATGTTTGCTTGTTGGAATTTTAATTTTGGACTTACGTATTTGGTGATATTATCAACAAATATATACTTTGATAAATCGAACCCGTTATAGATAAGCTGTGATCCATTAGTATACATATCCCCTCCCTTCCATTGAAATCTGTGCACGAGCCATAAGTGCACTTGATACCTTTGAGGAGTCTAGGTATACGTTTGCGTCTTTTTGGTTTAATTGCATGAGTAGGCGCTCTATTGCTTCTAAGTGTGCGATATTTTCTTTGTTATCGAGCTTTTCGGCTACACCTTCAGCAATGATATCGGCAAAAGGCTGTGAATACTTTCGGTTGGTAAGCGGGACAATAGCCTCGGCTCCATCTTCGCCCACGATATCAAGCGGCGTTGCGCGCGTGGCAATAGCGCCGCCTTCTGCGTGCATTCTGACTCCACCATCTGCATGCGTTCTAATGCCACCGGCTGCATGCATACCGTGCCCATTATCGCCAAGTACATTCTCGAACCAATTAACGATGTTATTGACAACATGGTCAATTGTTATAGTCGCGTGTTGGTCTTCTGGTGGATTACTGTTCAGCTCGTTGTTTCTATCAGTCGCTTCTTGCACGGAGTCAGAGTCCACGTCTTCTGAGGCTGATGCATCTTCGGGCGGTGTGTTGTTGTACTCATTGTTTCTATCGGTTGCTTCTTGCACGGAGTCAGAATCTACGGTTGCTGTTGCGTCTTTCGTATCAAGATTGGTACCATCCCACTCAAGAACGTGTCCTGTGCCGTCTACCACTTCTGTGGTGTCAGCGGTTGCTTGCGTCTCTTTGTCGATAAGCTTGGTGCCATTCCAAACGTACAGCTTGCCTTGTGCGTCTACCAACGAGGTCGAGTCAGCGATAACTTCACCTTTTTTATTTTTAATAGGCGTGTTATCAAAGTTCTTAATTGCCGCAACCATCTGCGCAATATTGCCCTTGCACGAATCTGCCAGCCTGTTAAATCCATCTCGTCCAATTTGCTCAAGCTCTGATGAGTGAACGCCTGCGTCCGCTAAAGCTTGTGAAACATCTTTAATGTTTATCTGGAGTTCGTCTAGGTGCGACTTTGCCCCCATGCCTTCCAAGACTTGTGACAAAAAACCTGCTTGCGTGCTCATTTCTCCCATTGACTTATTAACTTCTTGTATTGCTGAATTGTCACTATCTAGAGCGCTGTGCGCCTCGTCTAGGCTTTTCTTGCAATCTTCAACTGCGTGTTGAGCTTCGAGCCATTTGTCGCGGAGTTCCCCATCTTTACGGGTGCGGTAGTCTTTGTCAAATGCAGCTTGAGCTTCAGCAGCGCGAGCAAGAGCCTCGTTGTATGCTTGTTGCGCACTAGCTGCAGCCTTAACATCTTCTGCGCGTTTGGAGTATAACTCATTAATATTTTTAGCGTTTGCCTCTAGGATTGCTTCTTTCTTCTTCGTCTCGATTAAATCTAAGATAGAGCTTTTCAACTCATGGATTTTCCCGTTTGCATCTGTATATTTACCATTCATTACATCTTGAACGGTAATATTGGTGCCAAGAGCCTTATTAAGCTCTCTAACTGCCCACATAACCTTACCTTGTGCCTCTGCATTAAGTTCGGTTTTGCCAGTATACTCGCTAATAATTTCTGCAGCTTCATTGTATGTGCCAACGGTTTTTTGGGCTTCTTCTACGTTTTGGTTGATTGCTTTTGTATAGCGTTCTGTGCGCGCGCAAATGGATTCTACACGGCTGCTTGCGGTGTCTGCTGCTTCTCCAATTGCTCGAATACCACCAGAGTACGAGGCAAGCGCGGTAGTAGAAGAAATAGCGTTTTTAAAGTCATTAGTGGCTTTCACCATCTTTTGGCTTTCTTGCCATGAGTTCCACATATTGGTGACAATAGGTGTAAGAGCAGCTACAGCCAAAGAAATTGCAAGAATAATCGGGTGAGCCGTAGACAATGCCATAATTGCAGTTTTAAGCCCCTTCACTGCGTTAATTACCGCATCAACAATTATAGGTGCGCCAAGTAATAGACCAAAAGATGCAGCGCCTGCAGCAATAGATTGAGCCAGTGTTGAAAAAACCGGCGCAACAAATTTAACCACATCTGCAATACCGCGAAATGTAAAATCAACAGCAGCTTTAAGAGAATTTAAAAAGCCTGCTATGTTCTTTTGCCCGATTGCGTCCATGATAGAAGTAAGACCTTTGGTAAAGGCGTTACTTAAGTTAGACATCGAAGTGTTAATACCGCCAGTTGCTTCTGCTGCCTGTGCTTGAAAGGACGTAAGCGAACCGCCGCCATTTTTATCCAGCTTAACCATTGCATGCAGCAACTGATCCATAGAAATTGTGGCCTTTTTACCACCACCACCAAGAGCCTCATATAAATCATTAGCTGTTGCGTTTGCGCCAAGCATTGATTTTGCGAGTTGGTCAATCTGCCCTGGCATTGCCTGCATAAGGCTTTTCCAGTCTTGCATATCAGGCTTTCCTTTAGAAAGCATCTGCCTAAACTGCTCCATAGCAGCATTACAAATCATTTGGTTAGAGCCACTTGCAAGCAGCATATCGTTAAGCGCAAGACCAGCATCGGTTGCCAAGTCAAGGTCTTTGGTAATAACCGCGATACCTTTCACGGTGTTTGTCATATCGTCCAAGCGTGTAGGCAATGTTTGTAAGCGGTCACTCATCTTATTAATTGAGTTAGATGCCTCTTGAGACGAGAAGCCAAGTGATTGCATAACACGAGGGTAATTTTTAAGCGTATCAAGACGATTTACAGCACTGCCAATATGTTCTTGCAACACATCCATTGCACGTTGGGCTATGCTGCTAAATGCTCCCATTGCAGCACCCATCGCAAGTGACGAGCTTTTTACCGCGCTTTCACCACGCTTAATGCCTCTGCTTATGTTTTGGCCAATTCTTTCGCCAACTGACGTACCAGCGCTACTGCCTGCAGTACTAAGGGCATCATCAATGGAGGCTTTAAGACTTTTAAATTTTGGAATAATAGTTAAATACGCGGAACCTACTTCTGCCATTACATAGCCTCCCATCTGGTATTTTCTATGATTTCTCTAACGTTTTTCTTAGTGTATTTATGCGTGTTGCCCGCGTCTTGTTTGTCCTTATCCCACGGACGAGGAACTCTAAACGAGTCTTTTGTGCTGTTAGTTGCATAAAGCGTAATAAGCCGCTCAAGAGAATCTACAACACGCGCAGTAAGTTCTTCTTGTGTTGTCCACATAAAAGCCTTGCTAGAGCTCATACGATATCGCGAGCCTTGTCCTAAAAGAGAAATAAGGTTTATTGCTTCTTCGGTCTCGACATCTTCATAAGCAACATGAAAAATTGCCCGAAAGTCGTATTGAAGAAGAGAAACGCGCCCGCGCTCAAGCTTAGCAAGGACTAGAAGTTTTTTAGTTTGTCGCTTCTGAAAATGGTTGAAATAGCAAGGCCTAAAGCGTCGGTGTCTATTGTCCCGTCCTCATCTGTTACACGCTCAACAAGGCGCGCGTACTGCTTATCACCAAGAATCATCTTGGCAACTTTTTCATAATCTGCATCAGTTTTACAGGTGTTTACTTTGTCAGTAATGCGCTTGTCATGCAACCTCTTAATATGGATTGCAAATGTTGTACCCAACACCGAAACTTCCGCAACTCTTTCGCGTGACTCGGAAATGAGCTTAATCTTTGCAGCTTTTGTTTTTGCACCCGTTGCGTCAATCCCAAGGACAACTGCATAATCGTCTAGTTCTTGTACGCTCATCTCGCTTAAATATTCAGCTTTCATATATGCTCCTATGCTTAGAAAAAGCATGAGCGCCTATAAGACGCCCATGCATGCTCCAACGTGTGGTAAAGGCTTATCCAAGATGGTTTTCTGCCACAGTAGTTACCACGTCCGCGCGTTTAGCGCGATAGATTTGGATATAAGGTGAGCCGTCTGTTGAATCAAGCGCGGTAAATGTAAAGCCCACTACTTTTGCATTGCCGGGCTTGTTCTCAATGGTGTCGAAACCGGAAACGGCAGCACGCTTAATCACATAGCGGACAAGGCAACCCGATGTTTCTTCCAAAAAGTCTGCGACTAAAGGAACGACCATAATCTTGCCACTATCGGCTCTAACGTTGATAGTTTTGAAAGAACCGTCTTCCATCTCTTCTACTGAATCTTTGCCGTAGCGAAGTTTGTTAACAAGTGCGCGGTCAGACTCAAGGAAAGCTGCCTTAAACGTAAACTCAGTAGTGCCGCCAAGCGCAATAAAGTTTACTTGATGACCACCTTTTTTGAATTTAGCTTCAGACTTTTTAGACTCAGGTAAGCCGATTTCATCAGGCTCACCAAGAGACTCCCACCCTGCAAGATCAGACATTTTTTGTGTTGCAGATGTTGGGAAAACAGGCGCGTCAGAGAGATTAGTATATATACACGCACCTTCTGCAAATTTAACTGCAGTACCAAAATTAGGGTTAATACCAACTGATTTACCCATATTTTACTTCCTTTCTAACTTATTTTGTAAAACATTGCTAATGATTACGGTATAGTTTGCGTACCACCGAGGTTTGTTATCGCCTAGAACATCTAAGTCTTCGCGAAACGAAATCTCTTCAACGTGAACTACTCCCGGAATTGACACAAGATTAAACATGAGTCCTTGGACTCGGTGCGCTAATTCAAACGTCTGCGCAAGCGTTTCAGCCCATATGTACAGCTCAATGCCAACATGCTCTGTGCTTGAGTTAATTCGATGCCCACCTGAATACTGATAGGTGACAAATCGCGAGGGGCGTTTTGCAGGAACTGCTAAGCCAACAGGAACACCTAAACCTTGAGATAGTTGTGAATGAACTGCACTTAATATGTTCATAGACTATGTCTCCTATCCCTGATGCAGCGAGTTCTCAAGCGTTTTGTTTTTAAGCTCATCAAGTCTACCCATACGAGAGGCGGTGAATACGCGGGCCACATTGGTATGGCGAGTCTCGTCAACGCTTGCCCGGTAAGCGGGCACCTCTAAGTTTTTTACTACTCTTTGGTTTGCATTAGCGCAGCCAGCGATTTTGTCACCTGCTGCCTGTAAAGCTGATGAGACACCGCCGCCTTTTAAGATTTCTCTAATCCCGCTCATATTAAGGCTAACTTCGGAAAACTCACCCATCGTGCTTACCCACCTCACAAATCATGTCCCACAGCGTAGGGCAAGGCCTTGTGTGCTGTGGCGCGCCCACTACGATATATGCTGCATCTGCATCTGTTTCGCTCATACCACGAGCCGGAAGCGCAATTCTGCAGTGCTCAAGACTTTGTGCATACGTCTTTGGAAACGCAAGACGAAAACGAATCCTAATGCCGTCTGGCATTAACGTGTTCTTTTCGTCTTCTGGCGTTTGAGGCCGCACAACAACACCTGAAACTTTTTCCGGGATCCACTTTGTAACCGTTTCGCCAAGCTCGTTAACTGCGCTATCGTCTCGGTGGAATACAACCACGCTTTCGGTAAACATGCTAACCTCCAAAGTAACCAAAGCTCGCTTGTTGGCCTTTATGCAGGAGCTTTTTCAGCGCGCGGAGCGTACTTCGGTCGAAGTAAGCAGCGCCTGAGGGGTTAGCAAGCGTAATATTTGACTGAAAGCCATTAACAGAAAAACCTGCTTGCTTTACGCCGCTGATTTGTCCAAGACCTTCAAGAGCTGTTTGCGCAAGTGCTTTTTTCACAGCGTCAGTAACCAAAAGACGCGCTAAGGTAAGCGCGTCCTCTGGTAGTGTTTCATCTGCTGCAATTGCGCACAGTGCGCGGAGCTTGCTTGATTGCTGTTTGAGCATAGCGTCTACGCGTTGCGCATCAGACACCTTATCCCCAGAATCTAAGCGGTACTCTTCAACTGTTGCGTATTGCATGTGTGGTACCTGCTTTACTCTTTCTTAGCTGCTGCTTTAGCGTTGATAGTACCTTTAACGATGTAATCGGTCACCTCAGGTACAAACATGCAACCAAGAAGCGCATGTGTTTGGACGGAAACATTTTCATGCTTTGCGTCGTGTGCAACACCTAAAAGACCATCTGTATCAGCGACATAATCAAGGCCAGCGCGAGAGAGTTCGGCTAAGTCTACACCGTAGATTTTGATGTTCTCTTTAGGTGTAACAATAACCTGGCCTTTTTGTACCTTATTGGTGATAAATACGTTTTGAGCACCAAGGAAATCAGTCAGATACGTAAGACCAAACATGTTTTGCATAGTGACTTCTGCACTTGCGAGGTACTCTGCCGCGTCTTGGCGAGAAATGAAGTGAACAAAGCCATCGGAAGCGTCGTTGTTGTCCTCAAGTTTGTCATAGAGTGCTGCGTCAGCTAAGGCAATACCACCTTGGAGACCGTCACCTTTAGCGGTACCGGTACCGTTTGCAAGAGCTGCAAAGAACGAACTGATAACCTTTGAGCGCAGATTTGAAAGCATCTTACGGTCGGTATCAAGAACCGCCTTCTCAACGCCTGCTTTAAGAATTGCAGCAGCAGATGTGGCTTTACGGTAAGGCTTAAGGGTAAGCTCACCAAAAGGAACCTTTTTAAGAGTGTATTTAGAAAGGGCAACGGTATCGCCTTCTACGTAGGCATCTCCCGAAGATGCATCTCCTGTAGCGGCATCGTTTAATTTGCCCTCAACCTTAAATTGGTTGATAGCTGCACCTGCAGGACGAGTTTCCACGCTAAAAGCGCCTAAAAGCTCTGCCAAACGGTCATATTCTCCACGGAAGTTCTCAATCATTTCGATAGAAAGAGACTCTGCCATGTCCTGAGATAAAGTAGTGTTAGTTACAACTGCCATAATAAAAACTCCTAGTCTTCTCGGTAAAGGTCAAGATGTTGCGAGCGCATCCGTACGCGCGCCACTCGATCCTTTGTATTGGTAATATCTTCACGGCTAACCATCTTTGCAGACGATGCGCCGCCTTTGTCCTTTGGATATACCACGGGCTTATGTTGACTCCATGCAAGCAACGCATCCGCGCACGATTGCATTTCTTCTTCAGTAGAACCTGTAAGCAAGTGAGCAGGTACTCCTTTTTCTTGCGAAACCTTTTGGGCTAACTTCGCGCGTTGTGCTTGCGTTTTTAGTTGGTCGTTTTCTTTCTGGAGAAGTGAGAGGCGCTCTTGGAGCTTTTCTTCACTTGTTTTTTGAGCGTCTTCTATCTCATCAAGTTTTGCAGCCTTTTCTTTGAGCGCGTCATAGTCTGCGTACTTAGATTTTGTTTCTCGTCTGAGCTTGCCCATGAGCTCGTTTACTTCTTCTTGAGTAAAGCTTTTTTGTGCCTCTTGTTGCTTGGTGTCTTGCTCAGAGCTTGCAGTTGCTTGTGTATCAACTGAATCGGCCATAATATATCCTTTCTGTTGCCCGCTCTTTCGCGGTTGTCTATACTCCTGCTTTTAGCAGTCATCCATCACAGATACGCTCTGTGCAGCGTGAATATTAAAAAAGGTGCACGTCTGCACCTTTGATAATCGAATTAAGTTGTGGTATAGTGTATATAACCCGCTAGGGGGCACTGGAGCTTTACCAGAGCCGTTTAGCGGGTTATTTGCTATATAATTCTTTTAATTGTTCCATCTTTTGAAATAAAGATTGCCTCTTCAAACTTACGATTCCTTGCTTCCTTTGAAAACCTATTCAATATGCCAGTCTCCATATCTTCAGGAAAATCTGTGTAATAGTTCGAAAATATAATTCTTTTTTCCTTTATGCCATCTCTCGAAAACTGTCTATTCGCAGTTTCAACATTTTTTTGGACAAACTTAAATGGGTCTTTTGAATGCTCGTTATAAGATGCTATTGGACTCTTAATCTCGCATTGTTTGTCATGAAAAGAGATATCTATATTCGATGTTCCCTCCTCACCAAGAGGTTTATGCGATTGTACCTTGTACCCATTTTTCGCAAGCGTATCGTGTACAAATAAGTCACGCCACTCATTGTGACGTTCCGTGAAATTCTCTTTTGAATAGTCGCTGTTTTCGACTTTTCGTATACCGTAGTTTTTTCTAGGGTTTTCACTGTAATCTACCTCAGGCGGTATGCCTGTAAGCAGCCACTGCCTATCGCGGAGTTTAAGCTCGCTGAAAAGGAGCTTTTTATCTGCGGTATTAGTCGCTTTCCCATCTACTACTTTAATACCTAGACTATCTGCCACCTTATTTATGCGCGCATTGACTTTCCTGCTCTTTCTTTGGCTTTTCTCATAGGCTGCTAATATACGCTTACGGGCTTTTGAGTTTGCTTGGTTTTCTCGTGTAAAGTCGATACCTAGTTTATCTGCAATTGCAGAAAACCTGTAATACATCTTATCGGGGTCATACCCTTTAAGGTGAGGGTCATCGTGGTTAAAGTCTACGCAGACGCTGCATCTACACGCGGTTGGATTTGGTTTATGCCGTGCTTTTTCCACGTTATAGGCGCTGTTGTAATGAAAACCGAACGAGCTTATCATCGAGCACCACGAACACGACAAAAGCCTTGAGACAAGCGCCCATTTAGGGCGCAACCTATCGCCTTTCATAGCATATGCAAGTGTTGAGTCACTCATCTTCATAATACGGTTAGAAGCGGCGCCTAAAAGCGCTGTATAAACGCTATCAATTTGATTCTTTGCATGATAGCGCTTACATATCTCGCTGACGTCTTTATGAAGATATTGGAGCGGCACTCCATTTGGGATGCCCGGATTATACAAGTCATCATCTTGGTTGGTTTCCTCTAGGTATGCCGCGCGCTCGCTTTCATAGTACTCAAGTGCCACTTGTGCTGCTCTGTCTCCATATTCACGCACTAAAGCAGGATATAGCTCACGCAAGTTTTTCTTTATGTCACGCTCGCTCATATCGCTTGTAAACGTGTTAAAAATGCTTGTAAGCATTGCTTGAGCCATCTCAATATTATGGTCGAGTGCAGATGAGTATTCCCTAAAATGCTCTCTATTTGCCATCTTTTACGTCTCCATTGAGCATAAGTGGGCTAGAGTCAACGCTGCTTGCAATACGATTAAGCGCGTCGATTGCTCGTAATTGGCGCTTTTCGCTAAATATACGGTCGATCGTAGCCTGCGCAAACCCGATATTTTCGTAGTAAACGCGTGTACCAACAATGCTTTTATCTTGAGAACCAATCTTGCACCATGCATCGGCGCGTGCTGAAATAGTAGGCATAGACGGATCTTTGAAGTACGCTTGAACAGCCTTTTGTTCGGGTGTGAGCTTATCGAGCGTTGTGTTGTTCTGTATTGCCATCATCATGCGCGCCACATTCTCAAGCACGCAAGCATTAGCAAGGTTAGAGTCTTGAACGTCTAGTATCAAAGGATCATTAGCCGCGCCAAGCGCATCAGATGAGGTGTAATTATTCCCAAGAACGCCAAGCTGGGAAAGCGGAACACACGCACATCCGCTAAAGCGTTGAGCATCGTTTTCAAACACACGGGTAAAGTTTTCTGCTTGTGCTGGTGAGAACTGCCCAACTTGAGGCACATCACCATCATCGTCTTTTGTAATGGACAAATACGCACCAATGTATGCTTGTAGTTTCTTTGCAGGGGAAGCAGTGTATATATCGTCTCCATCTTCGTCTTTTTGGCCTGTTTTAACGCCAAAGAGGTCTTGCGAAGCGCCCAGAACATACCTTTGCGGAAACGTAAAGAACTCTGCTCCTACTTCCATGCGTTCAACATCGCGCATCGCCTTATCAACAATTCCTAAAAGTTCAGGAGATAACAAAGAATGCCCAAGCGGTCGGTCTACGTCTGCATCATGGACAAATACATCCATCATAGGAATACCTAAAGGATTAGGCTCTACCGATACATCCCAGATATCTTTATGTTCTAGTGTGTGACGCTCAATAACTAACACTGCATCGGGGAAGTGGGCTACATAGCGAGATGCTTTGCCTTTTATATCGGTATCTGCTAACACAATACCTGCGCCAACTCTGTTTTCGTCTTTATCCCAAATACAACAGAACTGATTAGCCGAGTACACGCGAACACGTACGGGGTCATCGGCGCTTGTCCCTGCCATAACCGTAATAGCTGAAACACCGTGAACCAAACTCATGGTATAGGCTTGTTTGTAGAGCGTCTTAAGCTTATTTTTTGATACAAGGGCATCTAAGGTATCGTCTTTAGTACCTGAAAACACAAAGCCATCGAAGATAGAGCGTACAGCTCTAACCTTTACGGCTTTATGACACCAACCAACACAACAATTAAATGCCCTAAATTGTTCTGGTATTGCAACGTTTAGTTCTTTTACTGCCTGGTGAAGGTTGTAATACTCGCTTAGGGTATGGTTTCGCTGCCTTACTGCTTGCCAACGCGAAAAAAGCTCCTGAATACCACTTTGGTATTTATCGGGAATAACTTTTAAGTCCGGAATTGGTAAATTTGTTGATTGAACATAACTCATAATAAGACCTGCTTTCGCTTAGGATTTCTTTTCGTTGTTTTCACTACAAACACAGCCATTGCGGCCGCTTCAATAGCAATGGAAGAAGCAGCGTCTGTTGAGCCAAAACTCCAACCTCCGTTTTGCCCTATGCTCCTTTTGGTACACCCCAGTGCGCTTGCATACAGCGTTTTTTGATGAGTATGTTTGATCGTTGTGTCTTTTAGGCCAGAGATAAGCGTTACTGCAGCACCTATAACATCGCGTGCGTTTGGTCTCATTACATACCCTCGTTTAACACCTGCATCTACCAAGTCATTTACAAGCGCTTCTGCGCCTGCTTGCCCATCGATAGAAACACATGCAACACTTCTTTGCCTATCTGCTAACTTTTGCGCAAGCTCGCGCGTACCTTGAGCTGTTGAGTCTACTGCAATCAACTCAAAGGCAATTTCATGGTGTTTATTCATCTTTGCGCCTGCAAGTGCGTATTGAGAACCGTCCACGCTGAATTTAACGGCCAGTGCCGTCTTGTATCGGTATTTGTCACCTATGCTCTCAATAGTAGAGGCTTCCCATAGCTGCTTAGGTATTGCTGCATTGTTTGCAGATACATCTTCCCAATAACCAAGAGCCTCTCTACAAAATCCTTTAAGGGATGAACTTGTAAAAGCCTCTCTGCCAAACTCAAAAGATAGACGCTTACCAAGCGCTGGATTAGTAAGATAGAGTTCTTCAGTGAGCTCATCGTAGCTCACATCTTTTTTAGGTAGTGTCTCTATGCTCCACTCATGCCAAGAAGAATGAGGCGTTGGATGCTCTAAAATACGCTTTCTCATACGAGGGAATACCTCAGCATATACTTTTTCAGGGTCAGGAGGCGTTCCTGTGTAAATCATTGCGCGGTCTGTTTCAGAGGCTCCAAGGGTAAACAAAAGCGCTTCTACTTGCTCGTCTAGTAACTCTTGTGCCTCGTCGAACACCACAAGGGAAATCTTATCAAAACCACGAGCAGCACTACGTGAGCGCGCTGAGTACTCAATTGACGCACCATTGGTGAGAAATATTCCTTCTTCACCGTTGGTTGAGCGTATCGTCTCTACAAATGAACAGATTTCGGGGTGGTCGGTGTTAGTAAACGCTTGTTTTAGACGCTTAAATGCACGCTTACATGTTTTACCTGGTGCGCGGTATGCAAGATATGCGTGTTTGAGTCAGTTAAGAGAAGATAGAACTCAAGAGCCTCAATGCATCCGTTTTTACCGTTTTGACGCGGTACAGATAGCCCTGCTGTAATGGTTGCAAGGTGACCATCTTTATCACGACCAAGCCAATCTTTTAATATGTTCTCTTGCCAGTCATCAGGAGTAAACCAGTATTCACTGCACAGTTTGGCCGCGTCTTTGCCATCTTGGGTGTCTACAATACTTGGAGGAGTCACTCTAATACGCGGAATCTGAGAACCGATGCGTTTTTTAGATTGAGGCATGCTTTCTCTCTTGTCTTCGAGTTTGTACAAGCTTGAGAACAGAACTTGTCTTACCTTGAGCGGGAGTGGCGGCTACATCTTTTCCATCTGCAATGCCCAGCTGCTTATTAAGTGCGCGTATTTCTGCGCTTGCTTGCTTCATTACACCAATTTGCGGCAAAGGCTTGTAATCACCTATCTTGTTGAAGTAAGCAACCGAGCCCTCTGCCCCACTGATATCGGTGATACAGCGTTCAAGCACGGCATACCACTGAACAAGCATGGTAAGCGTTGGGATGTCTACGGTCGTAAACGCGCGGCCTTTGACCAGCTCATCCCATTTCTTTGCTTTCCATTCGTCTGTTTTTATGCTCTCAGGCTTTGTAAGACCTGTTGATTTTTTACTTGCCATGGTGTTTCCTAATAAAAAAGCCACCTATAAGGCGGCTTCTTCGTTGTTGATTTTGAAAATACATGTTAGATGAGCTTTTGCGTGCTTCGTATCGTGCACGTTACTTTAAGACGCGGAAATACTTTGTCGCAATTAGGGCAACGCGCAACTTTGCCATACATAGCGATATACGATATATCACCTGTACGCTCATAGCATCTATTGCATATAGGGTGTTTTGCGTCTATTCCGCTTTTAGGGTCAATGTACCAAGCGCCGTTCCTAAAAATGAGCGCTTGTTTACGCGCGTAAAGCTCTTTGTATTCGTCTCGCTCTTTTTTCACGTCGGCTAATTCGTCTTGCAATTTTTCAACCTCACGATAAAACTCAATTGCTTTGAGTTCAACATCAAGGCTTCCTGCTAGCTTTATCGCTTGCATAAGACTATTAAACAGCTTTGGTATCTCCATGCTTTTCTCTCATCAACCGTAAATCTTCTTGAGTAATCTTTTCTTTAAGATTATCAATCTCTTTGTGCGTATTTGCAAGCTCAACCAACGCGCTTGCGGTCTGCGCTACCAACTTTAAGAAATGCACGTCATTACTATCGCGTAAGTACCATAGGATTTTGATATCTTGGCTGGTCATTATGTTCTCCTGTAATAAAAAACCGCTCCAAAGAGCGGCTAATGTAACGGGCGCCCGGATTTGCACCGGAGTCTCCTCCAACAAGGCGTAATCCTCCTATACGACAACCCATTACGATATGTAATTTTGCCATTGTTCAAGGACTCTGTCAACCATTTGTTGTTCTTTATCGGTGAGGTGCGATGCACCTGCTTTTGACCCATTCTCATTATGCCAATATCCATAATGAACATGTGGCTGCATTTTTTCACCAGTTGCCTTGTTTGTATGGGCGTGTTGTAGGTCAATTTGTTTACTTCTTTTGCCTTCATTGTCAAAGTAAACTATGGACTGTATTTCATTAGTTTTCCCGATAACAGCGTACACTCTTCCTGGGGTCATGGTTTCCATTAGCGTTTCAGAATCAGGGTTATTCTTTTGCACAAACTTAATGTTCCCATACGTTAATAGCGTATGGTATTGCGTTCCGTAGGCGTTACCATAAACGCTACTTCCGCTGCTCGCTCCTCTACCGCCCATGCTTTAGCCTTTCTGTTACGCCGTTTTTGTATTCAACAACTTTTATCTGTCCAAAATCAAAATCAATGCGACCACCGTACAGCAATATGCAGCGCGGCTGTAGTCTTTTGATTGCTTCTTCCATGCCACTTTTCCAAATGCTTAACTGCTCTTGTGTGCTTTTAACGCCTACACTTGAGACGGCAACTACTGAGTGGTGTGGGATACCTTCAAAGCAAAAAGAGAACGTGTCAGGCGTTGCCCATGAAAGCGTTGGGATGACTCGTAAGCCTTTTTGCTGCAAGAATTGACCAACAACTTGACTGCGATAGTGATTCCATGCTTGCATCGGTAGTGGCATATCCAGATAGAGCGAAAAATCAGGCGTAAGCACGCATTTAAAGCCTTTGAGAGTGTCTGCGTACTTATCAGGAGCCGACCATATGCGCTCAAACTGGTAATCATCGATAAAGAAGTGGCAACCTTTGTTTTTCTTTCCCTCTGCAGATAGCGTTTTTGCATAGTTAAAGCCAATAAGCTCATCAGGAACGCTAAAACAGCGTTTAAGCTCTGGATAGCCTTGTTTGTTGCACGTTTGGCGGTTACTAATCTCTAGATTGTAAACATGGTCTGTTCGCAAGCGTTCAGCGCCATACGTTGCAGCCTTAGGCACGGGCACGCACTTAAACTTAGACATATCAAGTGTTTTAATACCTTTAAGCTCGCTTTTGAGTAAAGCGATGTTCCAAGTTGCAACCTCAGCTGTTTTGTTGTCTGCAATTCTAAAGGCTTTAATCTGTTCTTCGGTGAGATCGTCGCAATATGCAATGTTTTCGTCGGGGATTTCAGTCCATCCAAGCGACTTACACGCAAGAACACGGGTATGCCCTGTTACGATAACGGGGTTGTCTTTACTTTCTAGTATAATTTGACCGCGGAGGCCAAACTCTTTAATGGATTCGGCAACCACGGGCACTGCACGAGCATTGTGGCGCGCGTTTTTGGCGTATGGAATGAGGCGCTCAATATTCATACACAAAGCCCTTCTCAAGAAAAAACATCTCGGGGGTATTAGCCCCGTGCTAGGAGGGTGGCCAGTGCAAACCGCATAAAAAGACCCCCCTACCTGCATAAACACAAGTTTTTGCGGGTAAAAAGCATAGTTACCAATCAGTTGAAACGCTTTCAAAGATTGGATGAGTTTTACTATTTCTTTTTTCGATTAACTTTGCACAATTGACGAAGTCATAAGGAGTTGAACACGAATAATGATAAACGTTATAGACCATGCTATATATAACGCTTACATATTGAGGCGGTTTTGTACTTCTCCACGAGTTACATACCCAATGCGCAGCCCGTACATTACTACGAGTGTATGGGCTTCCACCCATTGAAACAGGGACTAGCTCATCTGCTACCATAGCCAACTTGTTAGGTGCCCCTAGGCTATAGTCAATAGGTAGCTTACATATCCAGCAGGGTTCCTGGCTCATCTGCAAATAAGCTCTGATTTTGCGGCGTGCGTTACCGTTTTGCTTTCTTGGGTTAGCGTGTGAGGTGTGATCATGCATGTGTGCCGCTTTCAGGTATATCTATACGGTTATAAATAGAACCTATGCCCTATGAATAGACATAGTGTTTAGGCGCTTGTACATTAAAGCCCCTTGTATATTAAAAAACGTACGAGAGTTTGGTAACCCCCGTACGTCTTGCCACTTTATACATTAGCACATAAAGCCTGCTCAAAGCTGCTCATTGCTGCTCATTGCTGCTCATTGTTGCTCATTTTGTTTGTGAGCTTGCATGTCTTTTTCTATAAGGTCGCGGATATAGCCTGCTTTGTTATCAAAACTACAAGCATATTCATATAACTCTTTATCCTTTGGATAAAAAGGAACTGATATACGCTTTACCGATTGTTGTTCATAGCGTTTATTTGCTTTTAGGCGTGCTTTAGTTGCCATGGTGTTTCTCCCATTTCTTGATTATTACATACGCGATATACAGCCCTATAACAAGCCCAATCACTTTTGAAAGTATATTTAATAAAAAATTTAGAACTTCCATATCCATACACCCCCGTATTCTGGTAAGATGGATTACAAGACGTGCAGCACCACGCCTTGTAATCTTTTATTTATTTGCCGTTTTTGTCTTTCAAAAGCATATACAGGATAAGACCTGATAGAACACCTGCAATTGCTTCTTTGAGAACATCAACGACAAAAGCAACAACCTCTGATTCGTTCAATTTAATCACCTTCTTTCTTTCTCGCGGTTGTTGCTATATATTATATCACTATTCGTTACATTATGCAAGCTAGATATATATTTTATCCACATTACATACATACAAAAAAGGAGCGAATCATCGCCCCCGTAATGCAACATATCGACAATCTGTCGACAACTTGTCGGAATTCCCGACATGTTCAGTAGTTCGGAAATCCCGAACAACTCACACCATATAATCATCTAGCGTTGCTTGTCCGATGCCTGCTATTGTCTTCTCGAACCCAAGCGAATCGATCACATCGAACGCATAATCGCACATGCGCCTAGCAGTTATAACAGGTGCATTAAACAGTGCTGCTATCGCTATCCATTTCATATCATGCAAATACTTGTACTCAACTGCCTGCACGGCTCTAAAGTCCACTAGCTCTGATAGCCCGTGTGACTTATCGCGACCATACAGCACCTCGTAGCAATACCTGATAAGCTGCATATCCTGCTCGTATAAGTCTTTTTTGCGCTCCTCTAGCTGCATGCGCGCATCCGTTGGTACCATAACATCTCGAATGCCACATGATGAATGGATACCGTATGATTGTGCGTGTACCTGCTCACGAGTGCGGGCACGCTCTAACGCTTGTTCGATTGTTTTTGCTTCCAAGGCTGCGTCATGTGCTGCACAAAATAAATCACGTGCGCACATAAAACTATCTGGTTTAAGCGTTTTTACTTTAAGCACATAGCCCCCTATGCGGTACTGTACTATGATTTTTTGTCTATTATACCAGTTATAGACATATATTACGCCTTAGGCACAATATATTGTGGGTGTTTTCAACAAAAACGAAAAGTGTTTCTACCGACTCGGTATCTCTAAACTGTCACGGAGTATGTCGGCATATTCTTTAATTTCTAAGTCTCCTGTAACAATATCCAAAATTGCTCGGTATAAGTGTATGTCATCAATATGTAAGCTACAGCCTGGATAATGGACGCCCAGAAGATGCTGAGTTACAAGCACCGCAACCCTTTTATTCCCATCTAAAAAAGCGTGGTTCTTTGCAATTTTTGCTGATAGCGTAGCTATTTGTTCTATAAAATCAACCGATGAAATGAAACCAAAATGAGAACACATTGAAGCTGTTACTGCACTCTCAATAAGCCCACGAGCTTCGGGCGGCTCCTCGTTTATCCCTTTTTTAGTGCTTGTAACAGAAATGACCTTACTGTGCAGGTCTAGGATCTCATCGCACAATAAGGTCACATCGTCTTGTGTAAGCTCTACGCAACTAAGCATTTTCTAACATCCGTAACAGACCCATACGCTTTTCGATAAGCTTATCCATTGCGTATCCGCTTGTCTGTTCTTTTACAGGTGTTTCTTTGCCATCTGTTGATGCGAGGATATCGCTATCGTTGATAGTCGCGTGGTCTGCCCCGTTGTACACGGCTTTCCATGCGCTGCCGCCTCTGTGACAAAAATTCATGATATCAGATGCCGTCATATACCCATATAAAGCCCATGTCGCTTTGGCTTCACGTAGCGCTTTATCTGAGGTTGCTATATCCGTCGTAGTAATCCCCATGTTTTTATGAGCTTTGAGCGCATGATACACCGAAGGTATAACCGCACCGTATTTCCAAGCCTCTATTTTGTCATCAAACAGCTTATCTCCGCGTTGAATAGCGTGAGCGTATGCAAAGTAAACTAGTTTATTGATCTTCATGTTAGTTAGGTAGCTGCTATTGCCATACAGCTGTATAAATGCGCTTGCCAATTCAACTGCCTTCATAGCATTCCCCCTTGTACAGATATTTTTACGCTCTATACGATTATGATAGATTAGCACATGCCAATCCGCAAGCTGTACACATACAATAAAAAAATACTATAAAAAGCTAGTATAAACACCATAAAACCACCGAAAAAACGGTGGGCAGTAGCTGGTAATTGTTGATATCTCGATTATAAATGTTGATAACTTTAAAATAATTGTTGAAAACTTTTTTGAAAAAAGAAAAATATATAGAAAAATACGTAAAGCTTCCCCTCAGGTAAGCAGCACATACAACAACAAGTAAAATATAATAGGTTAGGCGCGAAAAAATTAAATCCTTAGCGGATTTTTTCGCTCACTATTTATTAGTAGTTAGCTTACGTATTCGCGAGCTACTTACGCTGATTATACCAAACTTGACAACCCTCAAGTAAAAGTGCGCTAAGTGTGCCAAAGTGTAAATTTTCGTACAGAGCCCCAGTTAGTTTCTACTTGAGGGTTTTCCTTAAAAACGCCGTCTTCACAAACAAACCACATTTATTTTAGCACATTTAGAATGGTATTTCATCCCCATACATAGAATCTTGTGCTATTGGCTGCGGCGCTGGCTTAGGCGCGGCTTGTGTTGGCTGTACTGGCTGCATTGGCTGCGGCGGTTGTGTATAGTCTGCATAGCCTTCGCTTGTACCTTGTGGCTGTGGTCGTGGTGGTAGCTCTAGGTCTTGAACAATGATTGATACACTGCTTCTGTTCGTGCCGTCTTGTGCTTGCCATCTATTTTGATGAAGCCTTCCGTTAACCGTGAGCTTGCTGCCTTTGATAATGTATTGCGCTATACGCTCTGCACGTTCACCAAACAGCACGCAATCAAAGAAGTTGGCAATTTCTTCCCACTCGCCTTGTGCATTCTTCTTTGTATCGTTAACGGCTAACGAAAAACTAAGAACAGTGGTACCGCTCGGAGTCACTTTAATCTCGGGGTCTTTAGTAGTTCGTCCTGCAAGAACCACGGTGTTTATATTCTTACTCATGAGCTACCTCACCTTTGTCTTGTGAGCCATCAGAATCCAATACTTCGCCTGTTTCAGAATCAACTGTGTATGGTGTAGCGTCCACTGCTGCAAACGGGTTTGTAATGGTTGGCGTTGCTTCGTCTGTTGCTGCTGCTTTCTGAGCTTCAACTGACACGGGTAAGAACTTGAACGCGCGACGGATTACGGTCTTGCATGCCATAGCCTCGTAGTCTGTGCTCCATGGGCTGTACGCGCTAGACCCTGCCTTTGAGCGGCTGCGAATTGCGTTTACCTGTGAGCGCGTCATCACGTCGATATAATGCCCTCCGTCTTTGAAGTGACACACCATGTATACGTGTGTAAGCTTGTTGGGCGTGCGCTCATTGTCCTGTGCAGGTACGTGTTTTAACTGCTCGTTTAGTCCAAACTCATATTCAAAGAAATCCCCTTCATATACTGCACGCGCTGAAATGTCTTGAATCTCTCCCGAGCGTCTAGCAAGGTCAATCATGCCCTTATAGCCCAGAATCATTTGCGCCTCGGTAGTGCCTGTTTTACGGTTGTTGTAAGGCAAGATGTAAGCGCGCCCTAGGTTGTCTACGGCGCTTGGCTCTACCCCCAGCGCTGCACACTTGAGAATGCACGATAGAACGCTTACGGGCGTACATTTGGCAAGTTCTGGTGTTTGGTTATAAGCGCTTACTGCAAGTTGAAACATGCGCTCTTGTGATACCTGCTTTGGAATAACCGCTGATATCTTGTGCCACTCTTGGTGCAAAATGTCCTTGAATGTGGTTTGTGGTTTGGTGATTGCCTGTGCCTTTTTTGTTTCTGCTAAAGCTCCCATGATTATCCTTTCTGAACGGTGACGCGGATGCCGCCATCACGCTTGTACTCTGTCATGTATTTATCCTTCAGGTCTGCATGCTCTGCGCTAAACGCTTTCATGTCAAACTTGGCGCTTGTGCCTCTAACCCACGTGAATTTACCGAGCGGTGTATTTACGCCTTTGCTATCTCCTATGAGCTTCTTTACTTTGTTCCCTGTGAGCTTGTAATACTCGTCCGCCCTGTCCTTGGCTGCTTTTGCCTGCATGAAACGCTCAAAGGGTGTTATGTCATCTGTATAGTCAATAATCTCGCCTGTACTTGGCGTTCCTGCTGCAAGTACAGCCTGTGCGTCTGCATAGGTGGCGTCTATATCTGGTACAACTCCTGCTTCGACGTTTTGGTGCCAAAAGTTGTCTACGTCTTTTACAAGGGCGTTTTCATCTTCGATATCTCGCATATATCTAAATTCGCGGTAGTCTTGCCCGCCTATGAGAACTGCAACATCTGCAAATGGTCTATTAAGAACGCTTAAATAATGGATAATCTGCGTTTGGTAGTACAGTGGGATACCGTCTTCCCAATCTTTCGCGCGGTTAAGTCCTGCTGTCTTAATCTCAAGCACTCCCCAGCCCAGCTCTTCGTCTTTAACTTCATAGTCAAGGCTTGCTTGTGCCCAGGGGCGTTTAATTGATTTACAGATTGCGTTTACGCGCCTTACCTCACGTTTCGGGTGGTTTTTCTTGTACTCCTCGCCTACGATAGGCTCAAGCACACACCCCCAATGAACAGCTGGCTTGTCTGAGATGTCCTCAGGCTGTAAGAGCCCCACTTTTTCCATATACAGTGCATATGCACTCTTATACTTTGAAATGCCCATAATTGCTGCTACGTCGCTTCCACCGATGCCGTGCGTGCGCTGCTGCAGCCACTCTGCGTTATCCTTACAGCGTATAAGCGTGAAATCCTTGTTCTCGCCTGTCAGCATAATTCTCCTTTCCCAATGACCGCAATCATTGAGTCGTGATTTTTATTAACTTTTTTGGAAATGATTTATTAAAAAGAGACTGTGACTTGAGTCGTATCTTCAATAGCCCTTGTACGTGGCTTTTTAACACACTGCAAAATTACTACCTGCGCATCGTCTTCGTATGCAATGCCGTTAAGCGCGTCTAATATAAGCTTTGCAACGTTATCTATATCAGGCTTATATATATCTTGTTCGGCTTCTATTGCTTTAGGTCTCGATTTAGGAAGCCTACGTGTGGTTTCAATACGTATAGTCACGGGTAATGGTTTATGCGCTTTTCTAATAAGCCCATATTTGCGCCTGCTCGCTTGTACATACATAAGGGCAACTGCCTGCTTAGCGTTTTTATTTTTTGCAGGCTCATACGTTCCCCACTTTGAAAACCGCGGTCGTGCAAGTCCATATACAAATGGAACGCTAAATTCTAAATGCACTACTTTTCCCCTTCTGTATTAACCACAAAGCTGTTAAAATACTCAGTAAGCAGCTCTTTTGTGTACTTCGGGTACTTGCACCCAGGAACATTTATATAGGGAAGCGGGTTGTATTTCCGCCTACTCAAGTCACGGATCATATTTTCGCCTACCCCTATGTATTCTGCTGCTTGGCGTGTGGTGAGCAGATAGGTAGAGGTAGTTGCTTGGTTTTCGTCTTCCATCTGCTCTCCTATACCACCATGAAAAGCGCTGCTAGTGCGTAATAGACTGCAAAGATGAACAAGAATTTAATTACCTGCATAGGCGTTATAGTTGCTAACCACTCTTTGAACATTTCAATGTCGCGTTGTGTTTCCATGGTCTTTTTCTCCCTTCTTTTTGGCGTATTGTTTTTTCGCGTAATAGCTCTGTCTAATTCTTGATAGAAACCTTTCCTTGCCTTTGGCTGTAAAATCGCAATATCCAAACCCTGCCGTGTCGGCTACTTGGTCAAACCATTTACTATAGACAAAGCGTTCTACGTCCGTTCTTAATTTGCCGTTTTTCTTATCGATTGTGTCTTGGTAGTCTTTAATTGCTTGAGTTATGATTGCTTGCGCAAGGAATATATAAACTCCATGCGGTGACGTGGCTGCATCTCTCATGAGCAGCTCGCATATCGTTTGATAAAGTAACGCTGCCCTTTGCCTGTGCATTTAGGTGTGCGCTGCAGCGTTACGTGACCATCTGAATGCTGTATTGCCGTTTCCTTGATGCGGAACAGCCCTAACTCCATTGAACGCTGCGTGGGTACGTTGTAATTGCTGCCGTACTTGCCGAGAAAGCCTTCATTGCGCAGGCGTTTAAAAAGCCTATTCGCTCCGATGTCTACGCCGTTTTGCCGTAACATCTTTGCAAGCTCGCCTATGAGACACGTATTATCTGATGCGCCTACTGCGTCTGCGAAGAGCGCTTTTGGTTTCATCTCTTCAATGAGCGCGTCTTTACGTTTGAGTGCCTCGTCTGCAATCTTGAGCGCACGCGCCATAATCTGTTCGGGTGTTTCGTTTGCGCCCGTTAGCATGTATCCGCCTTGGCGGCGCAATGCTGGGAGCACTTCGCTTGTTACCCAACGTTTGAAGCGCTTGGCGCTCGGTAGCTTTGAGGAAAGAACAAGGCTGTATAGTCCGGACTCGGTGATAAGCCAACCGCCGCGCTGACCTAAACTCAGTAACGTTTCGTTATTGAGTTTGTCCTCAGGGTCTACGTGGTCGGCAAGTGCTTTGCTTGCATTCGCGTATCCCAATATCTCGGCCACGTCTTTGCCGACAAAATAAATGCCGTCGTTGTCTGTAATTGTTCTAATTTGTCCAAACTCGGGGCTATTAAAAAGTTGAATGTTGTTCATGATCACTCCTTGAATCTGAATCTAAACAATCAGCGATGCAAAAAAGAATGAAAACAATTAAGAAAGGCGCGTAAAATATCAGCCAAAATACAAAATAAACAATGTCTTGAGTGATAATTTGTGACGCAATCGCGATTAGCAAAAAAGAATTTGCTATCATAAGATATTGATAATAATGTTTCATAATCTCCCCTTTCTGCTCATAGCGTGCTATACTGGCACTGCTTAGTATTCTTTGTCTGGCTGTGCGTAATCATTTACAGAGATGTGGCTGTTTATATACTGGTCTAGCAACTCCTCTGTAAATAAAGGGTTACCATAGCCAGGCATTTTTATATACGGCAGCGCGTCGCCTGCTGTTCCGCGCAAAAGGAGTCTAATGGTACTCTCGCCTACCCCCATATATGCCGCTGCTTGGCGTGTGGTGATTAATCTTCCCCTGCGTATACTTCTTACTGTGCTCATTTTTATCTCCTTACTATTCATTTTGGTCTCTGTATTTGCGTATCGCCTGCTGTATCTTTAGCTTGTTTGCAGAGTTGGTGCCAACAGTCCAGTAGTGGTTGTATACTTCCTCTAAAGCAGAATCTCCCGCATCATGCGCGCGGACTGCGTCTGTTAAGTGCTCTTGCGCGGCGGCTTGTAGTCCGTAAACCACCGTGTATGTTTCCTCGTCGTCCAATTCGGTCATGTGCTGCTTAATTTTTCTTAACGCTTTGGCTTCAACTTGGCGTATGCGTTCACGCGTTACACCAAACTCTCGTCCAATTTCTTCAAGCGTGCGGCACCTTGCGTACGGGAAAAGCCCAAAACGCTGCGTAATGATTTTGTACTCGCGCTCGTTAAGGCAGCCTGTAAGTACTTTCGCAAGTTGTTCAAAGTATGCTCCAAAGAGTTGCACATCATCGTTTTTCATCTCGTCTGCAACGCTTGTATGCTTGGCTTTTGCTTGTTCATAGTATGGTTTTAAGTGCTCAAACACTGCTACAAGTAAGCGTGCCTCGCCTTCTGTTAATTCGTATTTTCCCATGCGCTACTCCTCTAACTTGTTTGGCTTGACTGAGAAAACGCTGTCGCTTTGATATTCGCTCAGGATGTCTTCAATAGCGCTTTCTGTGCTTTGATAGATTTCTTTATTGAATAGGTCTACGCCTTCGCCTGTTTGAATAACGTGCTTGAGCGTATTTCTAATTACTATCAAGTCAAAACGGGTAAGTTCCATCGTTACTCCTTATTTATTGCTCGTATGTACAGTGGTACGCGCGCGTACTGCGTCCATTAGATGCTCCTGTACGTCGGCTTGTAGGTTGTAGGCTACTTTGTCTGTTTCTTCGTCGGTTAATTCGGTCATGTAATGATGAATCTTTTTTAACGCTTTGGCTTCAAGTTGGCGTATGCGCTCACGTGTTACGTTGAAGTTCCGCGCAATTTCCTCGAGCGTTGAGCACTTTTTGTACGGTGATAATTCGTAACGTTGTGCAATTACGTCATACTCGCGGTCGTTAAGACAATTTCCCATTGCATAGCTGAGCGCGTCCGCGTATACACTAATATCTTCCGTGCACTCGCTTAGTTCGTCTGATACGCTCGTGTCGTTTTCTTTTGCTCGCTCGCTGTACTCCCTTAAGTGCTCAAAAACTGCTACAAGTAAGCATGCCTCGCCTTCTGGTAATATGTATTTATCCATGCGCTACTCCTCTAACTTGTTTGGCTTGACTGAGAAAACGCTGTCGCTTTGATATTCGCTCAGGATGTCTTCAATAGCGCTTTCTGTGCTTTGATAGATTTCTTTATTGAATAGGTCTACGCCTTCGCCTGTTTGAATAACGTGCTTGAGCGTATTTCTAATTACTATCAAGTCAAAACGGGTAAGTTCCATGTCTTACTCCTTTCTCGCGGCTTTTGCGGCTGTGCCGAGTTCTTTTTCAAGCTTCTTACGTAACGCTTTTATATTTTCTAAGCGGTTGTACATATCGTTTGTTAGCTCATGTAGCACTAATTCTTTTAAATGCAAGCTACCAATGATTTCTTTCACTTCGTTATCGATTACGTCCATGCGTTACTCCTTTCTCTCGTGTTCCTGTGCGTTTCTTACCATTCGAGAAACGCTAATCGCTATACGGTTTTCAAGGTGCGGTGGTGCGGTGGTGCTAGTTGCGCGTGAGCTCAAATGGGCTAGTGCAAAGTTCTGAAACGCTAACGTCTAAAAGGTCTGCCAGTCTAATAGCTTCATTAATAGAAAATGAACAATTACCTGCCAGTCGTGCTTCAAAACTTCTTCGGGTCATACCGAGCTGCTTGGCAATATCTGAATTGGTTTGATCCGATTTTGCTTTATATGCATTGACCCATTCACGGATTGTTTTTGCTTCCAACACATCCTCCTTCCATGCCTCGTATTCGGTACATTATGGTGATATAAAAAGGGCTATTGCCCATTTTTAATTTTTGGTGTACCGTATATGGTACACTGTGTACGCTTACATTATTGTACCGATTACGGTACTTGTCAAATGTAATGCGTTGAGATTTGTTGACCTTGTGGAGTTAGCAGGTAGAGAGGGTTGTCAAAATGTTGTTCAAGGACTTTTTAAGGACAGAGATGAAGCGTAAAGGTATATCAGTAATAAAAATGGCTGAAGGGTTGCAAACTTCAAGAGGCTACGTTTACCAATTATTAAACGGTGATGTTAAAGACCCATCTCTTAGCAGGTCATTAGAGATTTGTCGCATACTCAACATTTCAATAGATGAGTTAGTGGAAAAGATTAAGCAAGGTGATTCAGATTGA